TAATAAATACTGTACGAGGTAAATTATTTCGAAGTTATGTAATTAATTTAAATGCGTACCCTGTATTCAAAGAAACTTTAGGTATAGCTACTACTGCAAGTATAGCTCAAGCTGCTGTTGTAGAGATTTTTGCAACAACCGATAAAGATGATCCAAATGATAAACCTCTTCTTAATTACTATTCTGCTAATGGTTTGGGTGCATTAATATATGCTTTTGGAGGAAAGTATATGATAGTTAATCCTATAAAAGGAACTATCAATGTAATAGCGGGAGCAGGAAGTTTAGTATCAGGTAAAGCTCCAAAAATAAGTTCACTTATGACAGAAGTGTTAGGATTAAGTAGCGTTGTAGGTGTTCCAAAACAATTTTTTCGTGACGGAAATATGTTAAAATATGAACAATTTTTAGCATCAAAAGGACAAAGACTAACCCGTAAACAAAGAATGGCATTGAACTATGTTTTTAGATTAACTCAAAATTTAAGTGAGGAGGGGTTAGATTTAGTAATAAAATCAATAGAAGATTATGGTAGAATAGAAAGAAGAATAGTTGATTCATTTAAAAACAATCCTGAAATACAAACAAAAGTATCAAATGCGTTAAGAACAACGTTTGCATCTTTAACATCTATGGGGTGGTTAAAAAGTGTTGAAAGAAGTGCTGCGGGTAATATTGATATTAGAGACATGACATCATTAAAAAATGTTGACACGTGGGTTGCAACTCAAACAGAAAAAGAAGAAGCTTTAAAATTAACGTCACGTGGAATAGATAATTTAAAAAATAAATTAGGATCAACTTTTGATACTAATGAAGATGTTAATAGAATTGTAAGAAAATTAGAAGACACTCTTGCAAAAGAAAAACTTGACCTTATAACCAGTCAAACGAAAGCTGCTGTTATTGTCAATGACACTTTAAAAACCATATTAAAAGACCCTAGATCAGACGATTTTACAAGTGAAAATTTTAAAGACTTAGTTAATGCAGCACTTAAATTAGATATGAACATACAACCTACTTTAGATAGAGGTGATGCTATTAATAAAGTGATGAATAATGTTCATAAAGCACTCTTAAAACGTGCTGAAATTATGAAAACTAATAGACTTAGTGATGAATATTTAAAGAAAATGGATGTAATGGTAGAAGATTACATAGAAAGTCTTATATTTAGGTCTTACGCAAATGCAAAAGTAGGTTATAAAGATTTTGACAAAGCAATGGAAAGTGAAGGTAAAAGTGTAGACGTGCTTCCTTTATTAAAAAGTTTAAATGAAGAACTACGAAAATTAGAAAAATTTAAAACTCCATTAAGTAAACGTTTTTCAGCAAAAGGAAAATTTTTACAAGGCCCTTTAGCAACACAATTAAGAACATCAATAAAAGAACTAGCAATAAAAAATTTAAAAGAAAAGTTTAGTCAAACAACTATAGATAAATTAAAAACTTTGCACCGACAAGAATTTATAGTAGATAAAATAACAGGCACTAAAAAACTAAATCCTAAATTTATAAATGAAAATGCAGATGAATTAGATATAGCCATGTGGTATGCTGAAAATGATGAATTTGAAGGTTTTAAAGCTTTACCTAGTGAAGTTTTTGACGTGCAAGCTGTGTTTCGAAATTATGCTTACAGAACAAAAAATAAAGACTTAGCTTATGAAATTGATCAATTTGAGGATGAAATTGATAGATTAATTACTAGTGCTGCAGGAGATTTAAAAAATTTACAAGAACCTGCTAAACAAATATACAAGTCTAACATATTCGATAGACTCAGAGAAGATGGCCCTTTATCAACTTACAACAACTCTAAAAGTAATGTTTTACCTGAGAAAACTAAAAAAGGCACAAAACAAGAAACAGAAACACGGGCAGTGTTTACAAAACAAAAACCCGGAGAAATATTTAATCCATTAATAGAAAAATTAAATTTTTATTTAAAAGACAGCACTGACCCTTTAAAAAAGCAAGCTATAGAAAAAGAATTTAAAAAAATATTTACCCAACTATCTGATAGAAAAAACTTTAAAGAGGTGTTTAATTTAGATGACCCTGAATCTGCTGATGCTTTTAATATTACAAAAGAAATTATTGAAGGTATGGTTTACACAAAATGGGCAAATACTTTTATTAAAAATGCGGAAAGAATAAGTCCAAAACCAAAAGTATCTTTAAAACCCGGGGCATTAATTACACAAGATAAGGGTTACAATTTTACAGAACTTAATATAAAAACATTAGAAGAACTTAAAGAATTAAGTAGAGTGACAGTGATAAAAAATGGAGAAGAAAGCACTGAATACCTTGTAGATTTTGCTAAAATGATATCTGATGAAAAAGATATTGTTAAACAACTAGGAAGACATAAAGTGTTACAAAATCAATACGAAAGATTTAAAAGTAGAATAGAAAATCGCATAACAGAAGTAGGAACTGCAGCAAAAAACATAGCTGCAATTGAAGACAGATATTTAGAAAGATTGAGACAGTTTTCGAAAACCACAGAACCTGATGACTTTTTTAAAAAGTATGTAGAAAGTGGTGATCTTTTTGGTATACAACGATTAAAATCTGATTTATTAAATTTAGGAGATAAAGATTTAAAAAAATATGAAGAGCAAATAGACGTTGTTATACGTAAATTAATTATAGAAGGGTTGTTAAACAAAGGAAACAGAAAAGTTGTTAAAGGAAAATTTATTACGGGCGTTGACGGTACTAAAAGTAAAGTTTTTGAATACGAAACTCCAGAAAAAATTTTAGACGCAATGGAAAATAAAGATACTTTAAAAATTCTTCAAAATGTTATGGATCAAGAACATATAGATGATTTAAAAGCTTTGTTACAATACTTAGATTATACACAAGAAAACGTGGCTACGCAAAAACTTTTCGGTACGACTGAAGGTGTAGCTACATTTAGAAGAATTGGGTTTAGTATTCAAGAAGTATTAAGTAGAGCTTTTAACCTTGCTAGAGGAATGGTTAGTCCTCAATATGTTGGTGCAGAATTTGCTATAAGAATATCTGCAAACGCTGCTATGGACATGATAAAGTTAGCGGCAGGAGACCCTAATGCTGCTAAAATTTTAAAAGATGCAGTGTTATATCCAGAAACATTAACCAAAGTTAAATTAAAAGAATTTGAAATATTAATGTATGATTTTATTGCTCTTGATTTAGCAAAACAAGATATTAGAGAATTGCCCGTTTTTAATCAAGAACTGGTACTTGAAGGTGGATTTTAAAAAATATGGAGAAAAACTAATGAAAATGTATAACAACGGACAACGACCTGCTAAAATGTATGGTGGGGGTATGGTAATGCCACGCAAACCTATGCAAATGGGTGGACTTGCTCAACAAAACAGAAAAATGACTACAGGTATGGCAAGCATGGAAAACCCAATGGGTCGCATGACTGAAAAGAAAAGATACGACATGGGTATGAAAAAAGGTGGCAAACTAAATAAAGGTTTGATGGCTTTAAAAAAAGAAGCACCCGATGTTGTAAAAAAAATGGGTTTTAAAAAAGGCGGTAAGTCTTAAATATAATTCCTTGAGCCGTTCATAATATCATCTGCACATTTTCGTAAGTAACGAAGCAGTGATGCAACCTGACTTGTGCCATCATACATAGGAAACCCTGTATTAAGTTCTCGTTCTAAATCTTCAGGTTTGACTGCTTCGTAATTTAACTCTACATTACCATCTTTATTTAGGTATGCTTCTAACGTAAATAATTTAGCTTTTGTTTTATTGTTGAATTTCATGTATGGGATTTAACCTGTCTATTCTAATGTTATAACAATCAGCTTTGAATGTATAACCATTATCTGTGTCAATATCCCCTTTTCTATATAGAGTGGCTTTATCATAAAAATCTTCCTTCGACATGCCACCAAGAATCCAAGCTTTACTCAAATTGTCTAAGACTCGGACAAACACATAAACATCACAATCTTGTTTTGTTCCGTGAAACGCTACAGAACAATCATAGTGTGGGTATGGTTTAGAGGTGCATCTCTTCGTTTTTACATCTATTCGCATACCGCCCTTAATCAAATCATAATGATATGTGTTAACTTCCTTCGCCTTAATACTATCAGCAACAACTACCTCACCTATCGCTCCTAAAACGTTCCTAGAGCCACCTGTAATACTTCCCTGTAGGATGCCCATCTGGGAAGCCTTTTCCCTCGCACGGCTCATATAATCGCTACTAATCGGTATCTCAATAATCACGATGCACTTAAGTCTACAACTTCGCAAGCATCTGCAGTGCAGGCAAGTTCACGAGAACCACTTGTATTATCTTCTTTTTCATACAATGAAAACTTATCCCAATCCAAACTAGATGGAACAAATTCTTTCCACTCATTATACTCATTAACATTTATATCTTGATACGGTGCTTGTTTGTATGTATGATCACTAAAGGGTAGAAAGGAAACCCCTGAAGATATATCAAAATTTTTATACATCCAAGCACCCACTTCCATCCATTCTTCTTCCTTTACAGAAATTGTAACAGATGGCTTGTGTTCACACCACAAGTCTGCATATAACTTCCACAGTTCAAGTTGCTCAATAGCAGTCATTTCTGTTCGAGTAATTGCACCACTTGGGGATTTCATTGGAAAAGAAAAAACAGTTACACTGTCTGGCTTCGTAACATCTGGTTCATTAAACACATTTTCTTCTTTCATAAACTTTGTTAAAGGGTCTTTGTTATCTCCTCTAACTGTTCTTATATAAAAGTCATTGTGTCTTGCATGAATACCAGAAGAAGCATCGACAAGTTGTGATACTGTTCCACTTGGTTTAACACATGTAATTGCGGTAGATTGAGGTATTCCTATAGCTTTAGCATATTCTTTGTTTGTATCTATTGCAACTTGTTTCATATCCTGTAACCAAATTTTAGAATCTGTTGTTCTAGATAGAATACCATGATCCATGATTCCTGTCAAGGACACACCAAGTAATCTTTCATCTTCCGTGTTATTTTTCCAAATTTTTCGTATATATTTAAGGTCAGTTAATGTTGATTGAAACGTTCCAAGTATTGTTGCAACACGCACTTTACTTCTTAACGTTACCAAATCATCTGTTTCTCTAATAACAACCTCAGACAAATTACAAAATTGATAGGGTCTAAGTATAATCTCTGAACACGGGTTTGTTCCCCACATGTGACCAACTTCTCTTCTACCATTTTTTGCAACCTGTTTGTCTGCGGCCTGACGGTTAAACATACCACGTTCTCCAGACTTTGACTCATACAGAGCTAACCATTCTCTCATGTATGTGTCCATATCTGGCTTGCCTTTATACGCAATAGAGTTGTTTGCTAATGCACGTTGTCCATTTGCGTTCCACCACTCTCCTGCTTTAGCATGTCTCATCTGGTCATCACCTAAATTAGATAGACTAATTAATGCTGAACGTCTTACACCCCCAACAACAACAACCTCACCAACCTTGCACATAATATCGTGACATTCTACTGGGTAAAGTTTGCGACCTTTTGCATTTCTAAATTTACGAACAGTAAACTCAAACAAATTAACTAACGGGTCTGCACCTGATGCTCTACCCCCCATAACTTTAAGTCTTGCACCCGCAGGTCGTATCTTAGACACATCCCAACTCGGTATCATCCCTGAATAAAGCAAAGCAATTAACTCACGATAAGATTTTGCCCACCCCATTTTGCTATCATCCACAACAATAACCACATCAGACTTTTGCATACTTTCACTAACCACAGGTAATTTATCTACGTTTTCTCGTTCTACAGAAAACCCCACACCTGTGCCACACATAAGTATATACATCGCTTCATCAAATGAACGTGGACTATCTACAGGAAGATAACTGCAGTTGTAACCACACACGTTATCCCGTTCAAGTGCTTCTCCTGCCGTCATCATTGCTCTCATCGATGGCATTACAGATAAGTTAGTTATGTATTCTGTAATCGTTGCTTTATCTGTTTTAGATATATTGTAGTTGTGATTTTCTTTTAAAGATTTTTCCATAAAAGAAACGTAACGTTCTACTGTTTCATTCCAATTTTCTCTGCGATTTTCTTCTTCAATCCAACGGGCATACCGTGATTTGTGAATAAATTGTTGATACGATGTTGGTAAACTATTTGATATTGACATGATTGTTCTCCTCCCTTTCATCAATTATTTTTATCAATTTATCTAAATACCATCGTGCTTTCCTTAAATCTTCTGCTCCATTCTTGTATCTATATCTCCACAAGTATTTCAAAATATTCCCCTGCAAATAATACTCAAATCCTTCTTCTGTTACAGATTCTATAGCATCAATAGTTTCAATACCATTCTTGTTATAATGAGGTGGATGGTTCACCATATCCATTGTCTGTCTGTGGTCAGACTGCATTTGTGCTTGTTCTTTTGCCACTTGGTTGCCTACTTCCTTATATCGTTTTTTTATCATTTCTCTATATTTCATATCAGTGTTCGCTACCAAAGTCAATTTTAATTACGTTATCTTTATATTCTATTTTTTCTCCAGTTTTATCGTGTATCTCATCAAACAATCTTTTACCTGCATACTGTATAGATAACTCCCCCATACCTACATTAAACACATCATCACCCCGTTGTTTAAGCAATGAAATCAATCCTTCGTGAGTAATAGAACCTACTGTGTGGTCTGATTCATTTTTGTAACTATTTCCAGTTGTATCGTATGCAATCATATTAAATTTATCTTCATCAATATCTGTAAGAATAATGTAGTAATGTCCTTTTTGCAAATTCATTTCCTTCATTTTCTTTTTTAATTCATTTTCATTCATTTTTAAACCACTCCTCAGGTATTGTTTTTTCTGCCCAACGAAAATCATACCTATTACACCAGTCAGCATAGGTTGTTTTACTTCCTCTGTATATTCTATTTCGTGCGTTCATAAACACAAAACGAATATCCAAGTCTTTGTGTTGTTCTTTTACAAGAACCATCTTTACTCTATCTGCTTTATCAAGATGTCCTTTTGCTTCTATAAATATATTTGTATCAGGCAAATAAAAATCTGGTGTGTATGTTCTTACTTTAGGAACGTAAAGAAACTTCTTTGACTCGTATTCAAACTTTATCTTTTTCTCCGCTAACGTTTTTGCTAATCTTAACTCAAACTGCGACCTATACTTTAACCTTTTCATTTCTTTAATTTCATCCGAAAGTTTAACGATTCCATTCGTTTTTTTATATACCCCGCTAGTTTTAAAGATTGTTTTTCTAACATAATAATTTCTTTTGTTAAGGGGAACATTGGCACACATACGATTTTTCCATAATTTAATGCTTGACTAATTGTTTGAAATTCATTTTCTACTTTCATTATATCTCTTTGTTCTGTGGCAGAGGTAAGAGTGCCGTTCTCCGAAAAGTTTTCACGAAGAGTAAGGGGAATACCTCTTTCATGTTGACGTAAGAAAACGACATCTCTACCACCCCCCATCTCACGATGGGATTCTATATAAACATGATACAAATCTTCATTGTGTTCTAAAAACTCTGTATGGTAATCGTGCATATACATAATTGACATCTCATATTACTTTCTTTTTTAATTTGGAATACCACGCTTGAGGTGGATTTTTTGCCCGTGATGTAACTCTGTTATATAACACTGCATCTTTCCAACAATGTTTTTTAAACCCACACATATTACAGGGTTTTGGTAACATCTTATTTCCAGTTCGGACATCTTCTCCTTTGTGTCTGTATGTTTCAAATATATCTTTGTATGGAACAACAAACTCTTTATCTGGCTTTCTTAATATTTGTATTCTTCTTTTTGCATCTTCTAAATATTCTTTTCTATCTTCCTCTTGCCACTCTGGTGCTTCTACGACTGCTACTTCCCCACTAGATTTGTTAATAGCTATCCAGCCACCAAACGGCAATCCCGTTGCTTCACCATACAAATGTCCTTGCATAATATAACCAAACGGGTCATCCTCTTTTATTTTATCATACCCGCCATACCCTGTGTATTTGTATTTAAATGCCCAATCACTAGCAGATTTTATATCCCAAACTTTCTCTTGTCCTAATTCATCTCTTATAATTAAATCTAATGTTCCTGTAACTTCTACACCATCTATATTTAACTTAACTGCCTTTTGTTTTGCAACAATATCAACTCCTGCTTGTTCTAAAATAAGAACGGCTATTGACTCAACTATATCACCAAATAAAAATCTAAACAAAAGATTGTATTCTGTCTCTTGTTCAATACCTTGACTCTCAAGGAGTTGCTGACAGATTGGTCTGCCCAATCCAGACATGCGTATCTTGTATTCTTTTAGTTTGTTGAGTTGTATAAGAACGGACTCTGTGCAGGAATCAGCAAAGTCTTTAGTTGCTTCAGGGGGAATACTAACTTCCCCCCTACTTGCCCGTTCCATGTAGTCTTGGATTTTAAGCGTTAGCAACATTGTCAAAGTCACCTGCTAGGTTATCATCCTCTGCAGGAGAATTTAACTTAGTTGTTTCTCTGTATTGCTCCATAATGTTTTCGTTATGAGCCTTTACAGTTTCGGCATACTTTTTCATCAACGCCTTATCATCTTCAGTTATTTCACACTCAGAAGAAAAAGTTGGCACAGGAACAAAATAGTTAAGTGAACCTTTCTTCTGTCTATTTGTTGTTAACTTAATCCAAACTTTTTGCATAATCTTTTTTTGTTTGGTTAGGCTATTTATAAAATTACTCATAGGTAAAAACCCCGAACGTTTAAAGTATGCAACGACTGGGTGGCTATCTAGTGTAACTTCTTCACCATTACCTTTTTTAAAAGAGCCACTTACCATTCCGTAAAGAACTTGATTGCAAGTCGCAGACCTTGACCTCAATCTTATCGGGTCATCCTCTTGGAGTTGCTCTTCTTCAGTGGCGGTTAATCTACCACATTTAGTTCCGCCTTCTGTGTCAGGAAAATCCCCCGCCAATGTGGGTTTCTGCACAGACCTACACGAAAAAGTGTTCTCATTGGGGTCAAATAAACTCCATTGAAAAGTGCGTAAGATTGGTCTAAAAAGCACTTCTTTAGAATATAAGTATTCACCACTTACAAATACTTTCCAGTCTCCTCTTTTGAGAGTAGAACCATCTTCTGTCTCAGCATCGTAGTTAATACTTATTCGTGATAACCCTTCACTTTTACCTGAAGAACCTTGTCCAGTAACTTCCATTAAAGTTTGGGTATCATCTGCACTGAAAGCATCAACAATTTGATTCATTTCAGTATCTATAGTTTGTAAATTATTATCCATATTTTATTCCTTTTCTAGATAATTAAGGTTTATGTAATTTGAGACTACAAATTAACTTCACATAAGTCAAGCCAATTTTTACCTACTTTTAATTCTATGCCAACTGGCATGTCATACTCGACTCCATACCTGTGTTTTGTCTCACTAGGTAAACATAGCATGGAGTCTTTAAGTATCTGAATACATTGATTTTTTTCGTCTGGATGAACATCAATCACAATCGAGTCGTGGACTGTGTTACAAATTACTGATTTCATATTTCTCATTGCCTTGTCCAATTTTACCAGTGCAATGGGTAATAAATCAGCAGTTGCAAAACCTTGAACGGGGTAATTACATATAGCCGTTCTATTTGTTGCAGACCCCCACTCTGTCCATCTAGCATCAGGGAAAGCATACTCTCTTCCAGATGGTAATTTAATTACTTTATTTGTTACTGCTTGTTTCTCAAGTTCTTTGTGCCACTCGGTAACTTGCTCATACTTTTCTTTAAATCTTTGATAATATTGTTGCTGACTACGTGTGCCACTTACCCCGCCATAAAGAGGTTTAAATGTATGTGCCTTTGCTTCTTGTCTGCTACACCCTATAACAGATGCAGTGTAGTTATGCACATCTGTTCCTTCAAGAACATCTTTGTAAACTTGAGAATCCCTTGCAAGAAAACCCGCCACCCTAAACTCTAACTGAGAGTAATCTCCCTCAAGTATAAAACCACCATCAAATCTACTTTCAACAACTTTACGTATAGCAAATGTTGAACCTCGTGGCATGTTTTGAAAGTTTGGATTACGACTAGATAGGCGACCAGTAGCCGTAACACATTGCATAAACTCTGGATGAATAAAATTATCATCATCCACATTATTTTTCATACCCTCAACAAAAGTTGAAAGGTATGTCCGCAACGCATTGTATCTGGAGTATGCCGAACAAAACTCACGAGCATCACCTTCTAGTTCAGATAACCTATCTTCAAGAGTTGTCTTATCTGTTTTAAAACCTGCCGCTGCCGTATCTCTAATTGTGCGGGGTATTAGTTTAAATCCTGCAACTTCACCAGTAGATGTATACACCACACCTTTACCCATGCAAGTTTTACAAATTCTTTTTGCTTTACCAAGTGAACCATCTTTTCTAGGTAGTCTAACTCTTCCTGTTCCACCACAATTTTTACACTGGTTACCAATTGTTTTGTATACTATATCAGTCATCCTACGAACGTGTCTAACAAAGTCAGTGTGTTTCATACGAGTTCGCATTTTTGGTTTTATTGTATTACCACGCATTTCATGTCCAAGATTAAATGTAAGTGACCAAAGATTTTTATCTCTTACTTTACGTGAATACAAAAGAACACTTTTATCATCTGGACTAGCTAGATTAATAGGTGTATCACCCATAGCTTTTTTTGCCAGTTCCCTTAACTTGTTTTCTAGTGTATTCATTTCGTTTTCATATTCTTTTTCAATTTCTTTTAATGTATCAAGATTAATTTTTAATCCGTTGTGTTCTATCCTAGATAGTGTATCAGTCATTTGAAATGATAATTTAAGAGTTTCTTTCATACAATTCCTCAAAAGTTAAACCTAAAGATTCTAATTGTTTTACTGCAACCTGCTCTGTTGCAATCACATCCGCCTTACCATACTCCTCTACAATCTCAGCAGGGATTTCATAAAACGTTTTACCATCTTTGAGATACGGTGCAACCAAGTCTGTTTCTTTTTGGGTAACGTTATAGCGTTTTGCAAGAGCATCAAGTGCCAAAGACCAACGCCTTCCTTTCGCTTTGATGTATTCCGCAACCATCGTATCATAAATCTCTCCCTCATAAACAAACCCACATGAACGCAACCAAGTTATGTCAAATTTTATATTTTGTCCAACAAGCACATCAGTATTGTCAAGGTCTTTTTGTATACGTTCGACTGTTGTTGACTCATACCAGTTCTTTTTATCTTTGTGATAGAAAAATTCGTAGTTAACATTTTCGTTTAAAAGCCACTTCCAACCAACTGATACCAAACGGTTATTAAAGTAAGGCAGAGCAGTTGTGCCACCCGATAATTTTTCTTTGTGTGTTGTTTCAACGTCTAGGGTAAGAATCTTCATTTCTTAACTTCTCCATTGAACATTTAAAACAACACAATTTTTTTTCAATCCAAAACATTTTTGTGAAAATAAATTTCTGCCAACATACTTCACATTTTTCTTCGTGTTCATATTTATACATTAATAATACACTCCTCTTTGAACATCTATTTGAACATTAATCATTCCATGCCATCCATTTATTTTATTTTTTGAAATACAAATGTGTCGCACAATATTGTCAACTTCACTAGAACCTGTCTTACCTATACCAACTATAATGTCAGCTTCTCCCGCCTTACCTGTCTTAGAATTGTCAAGCATAGAGTAGTCAATAAACTGTCTGTCGTGAGCATCATAACTTGCTTGACTAACTGCCCAAACTAAACATTCATTTCGTTTAGCTATCTCTCTTGCCATTACATAAGTTTCCTTCAATCGTTCATCACCACGATTATACTCACCTTTAATTCTAAACTTGTCAAGTTGGTCACAAAACATTATGTCGGGTTTATTTAATTTAGCATACTCATCAACTTCCTCAATCGAAGTTCCAACTGAATCCATAATCATTAAGTAGGGTTCTATTTCTTTTTTGTATCTATCTAATAAATCAAATCTTTTTTCTATCATGTCATCTTTTGTCAACTCAAAATAAGACTGTATAATCCTCAACTTAATTCGTGTTGCAGGTTCTTCGTTTGCCCAGTATACAATTTGAAAACCTTGCTTTATATATGATGCGGCCAGAAAACAACAAAAGGTAGTTTTGCCCACTTCAGGTCTTGCAAATATAATTCCCAAGTTACCCTTATCCAAACCTTTAACGTGTTCGTTAATCAAATGAAACTTAAATGGGAAGTCATTATCTCCTGCTTCTTCTGTCAGCAACTCATCTAGGTTTTTATCTACAATGGTATAGGTTGTTTTGTCACTTATCCTACCATCCTCAACAACTTCAATAAGTTTCTTTAACTCTCCAAACTCTTCACTTTCTCCCGTAAAAATGTCAAGTGCTTTCTCCCCTATCTGTCTAGCTCTGTCACGCAACCATAGATTATTTACCAAGTCTGTGTGAACATCGTCAACAGACTCAGCAGGAATTAACTCAGCTATTATCTCTTGTATTCGTGTTCTACTTGAGCTAGGCATAGCGGGATTTCTGTCATTAAAAATACCCGACAGTTCTGAAACGGATAATGTTCTTTCGTATTTTGTGTGGGAATAAACTAGAGTGTCATAAATGTCACGTAGTTCACTATCAAACATTTCTCTGTCAATTTTATTTTTGACTTGAGAAAAGAAATCAATGTTCAGACAATATCCTAAAACTTGTCGGTCAATTGATATACCGTTTGATAAGCTCATCTCTTTCCCCTTTATTCATATCTTTTAAATCTTTGTTCAAAACAATCAACTTTGTTGGAACGTAGTTCCGTAATTTTCTTACCATCAATATTGCCTTACTTGTTGCATCTTTGTCAAGTGCTACATAAACTTTTTTAAATTGTTTAAGAACCTCAAGGTGTTCATCTAATAGAGATGTTCCCATTAAGCTTATTCCGTATGCAAGGTGACTAACACTGCAAGCACTAGGACAATCTTCGACAATAATTCCACAAAGTCCGTTTCCACATAAAAAAGGATTTCTGCTATTTCCATATCTTCTCCATTTTGGTTTTCTATTTGATAGACTTCTACCAGTAGCATCTACCACTCTTCCATTATTAATACTTCTTACAAGAAACACTACTCTATCCTGTTGGAAGTCATATCTTATATCGGCTAATCCAGACTGATAAGCATCAAATGAACCTACCTTACGCACATACTCTTTTGCTGATTCATTTCTTGACAACAAAACAAATGTATCGGGTATAACAAACTCTTCTGTCTGTTCTTCTTTTTTACCTGCTCGTTTCTTAAATGCAACCTTAGAATTTTCTTTTGTCAGTTGCATACCTGTTGAACCTTTAGTATCACAGTCCGCATGAAAACAATTCCAAAGTCTTTCAAACCCAGTATCGACTACACTAAAGGTATTGACCCTATCGCATATAGGACAATCCCCACGATAACGCCCGTAAGGAACAATGTGTAAATTTCCCACATAATTTCTTATCCAATTCATTTAGAAATTTCCCCTTCCATACTTGTCAGCATATAATCACGGGCAAATTTTATTGTCAACAAAAAAAATAAAATAAATAATTTGACACAATTTTACATCTGTGATATTCATGTGCTAACCCGTTGGGAGATACACCATTATGACTAGACCAAACAAGATACTTAGCAAAACAATGACATACAATTTAACAATAGAAAAAAAAGATTATGAAGAGTTGAGAAAATTCTCGACATCAGAATCAGATAAGTTTAATATGCAAGTAAGTATTGCGGACTTGATACGCACATCTGTTAAATTATATTTAGATGATTTACGAACACCAGAAAAATGATTATATCTGAACTTACTTTTTGTGAAAAACACCCTATCGCAACCATTGATTATAGTGATGAATTTAAATTATTACAAAATGACATAATTGAAGCTATTCTACAACAGGGAGATTGTCAAAAACGAAAGTCTAATGTTCAAGCAGATATGACAAGTTGGCACATGCACAAAACAAATAGTTCTTTTCAATGGATATGTGATAGAGCATTAAAGTCAGCACAAAGCATTACTCCTAATATTAAATTAAATATGTATGTTAGAGATTGTTGGGGGGCAGTATATAAAAAGGGAGACCACACAAATGAGCATGACCATTTTCCTTCTTTATGGAGTTTTGTTTTTTATGTTGATTGTTGTGAAAAATGTTCACCTTTAGTTTTTCCAACGGCGAATAATTATAAGTTAATACCAAAAGTAGGAAGTTTAACAATATTTCCTTCATTTGTTTTTCACTTAGTGCCTATTCAACAATGTGAACATAATAGAATAGTTGTTTCTGGTAATATAGAGTTTAAATAAATGAACATTAATTACAACGACCACATATTAGTTATTGATAACGCATTGCCAGATGATGTATGCGACAATGTTATAAAAGCAGTCGAATATTCTAATAGGGCTAAACTAGATAGAACAGAAGAAAATAGCATTAAACGAAAAGACATACAATGGCAGGGTAATTCTATTTTAGATGGATTAATAGCAATACAAAAAGATAACACCGATAAGTTTATAAAATGTTTAAATGACTCTTTGATGCAATATGGTTTTGTCAATGAAGTTGTCAGAAATTTTTATTTAGAAACGTCAGGTATATCGTTTTCAAGTTTTAAAGTTCAGTTAACACAAATTGGTGGAGGATTCCATAGTTGGCACTTTGAAGATTACATGAACAAGACAAGGTTTCTTGTTTGGTCACTTTTTTTAAATGATGTTGAAGAGGGTGGCGAATTAGAATTTTTACAATACCCTAGAAGAGTAAAAGCAAAGAAAGGGTCAATGTGTTTATTCCCTTGCGGTTTTACTCACACACACAGAGGTAATCCACCTATCTCAAATGATAAATGGATTGCTACTGGTTGGTATGAATATTTCCCAAAGGAGAATTGATAATGGAAGAAACACAAATAGAAATTGAACAACGACAAGACGGTAACTGGATAGTTTACGCAAAATTGTCAGCAGTAAGAATAGGATTACAAAACAAAGAATTTGTCAAAAATGGTAACAACAAAGATTATTTAAAATGGATAACTTGTTTTGTCGGCAAGACAGAAAAAGCGTGTATTGATTGGCAAGAAGATAATAAACTTAAATTAGATAAGCTAGGTCAAAAATATTCTGTGAATGTCAAGCAGTATAAAGAAAGCACAACCCCCCACTAAAAAAAATATTTTTTATTTGACACCTTGTAATTACTTGTATAACTTACCCTGTAATGAAAGGGGGCAAGTATGCCAGTAATTAGTCATGGGTGGGAAACAACACCCTTCTTTACTAATCAAAAAAGGATTTATTATAAAACCTTTGTTAAAAAATATAAACCACTAGAAGAATGGTTTTGGGTTAATGATGATAAATTTATAGAACAAATGAACAAACCAAATGGTGATAGAAATGTTTGGACTATCCACGATGAAGATGGTTATCGATACATTCAAAGTGGTTATCATCTGGTTAACAGAATTGATTTTTTTATAACAGAAAATCAATGGGAAAAATACACACATATTCAAATACCATTTAATTAAAAGGGGAAAAATAATGAATTGGCTTAATTTATGTAGTGGTGGCGAAACTGGTCGCCAAGCAGTAAAAGAGTTGGGATTGCCAGTAACTAATTGGTTTAGTTCTGAGATAGATAAGTTTGCTATCAAGGTAGCTGATGATAACCACGATGATATAACCCATCTAGGTGACATAAGAACTGTCATTGAAAAAACAAAGAACTTACCTATTGACGTAATGCTTTGTGGCTCACCTTGTCAAGGTTTTTCAGTTGCGGGTAAAGGTTTGAATTTCGAACATCCTCAATCCAAACTATTCTTTGAATTTGTCAAGATATATAAATATCATTACGAACGATTCCCACGAATGAAATTACTATTTGAAAATGTCAAAATGAAAAAAGAGTGGCAAGATATTATTGTCAACACATTACAAGAGATAAATCCAAATTTAAAATTACACATTATTAATTCATCTATCGTATCTGCACAGAATAGAGTAAGAATGTATATCACGGATTTTGATTTTGAGATACCTAAAGACAAAGACATCAAACTAAAACACATAATTGAGTGTGGTTGTGTAGACAGAGAAAAGTCATACTGTTTAGATGCTAACTATTGGAAAGGTGGTAACTTAAAAACTTACTTTAAAAAGTCACGCAGACAATTAGTATTTGGAGATGGTTGCAAACAAATTGGAGTAGCTGATTTGAAAGGTTATGATATTATTAAAAGAGTTTATTCTGTTGAGGGTAAATCACCCACTTTGACTACCATGCAGGGTGGACACAGAGAACCCAAAATACTTTGTCGCCCCGCTTCAATTACTGGTCGTAGACTAGACAAACAAGGCATACGCAAAGATAACGATTTGTCAATTCCAATAACACAAACATTAGAAGTTTCAGACAAAGATAAATCTCGTTGTCTATCTACACTAACTAAAGATACAGTAGTTTCACCACTACCAGTTGGTCGTTATCCAGATGCTTACGAAAATAAAACTTTACAATGGAGAAAGCTTACTGTAAAAGAATGTTGTCGGTTGCAAACATTACCAGATGACTATTGTAAATCAGTTAGTAATAGTCAAGGTTATAAGATACTTGGTAATGGTTGGACTAACGAAGTAATTAAATTCATTTTGAAAGGGGAAAATAAATGACACAAAACAATCACTACGAACACAAGCTAGTCAATGTAGGCGAAGAAGTTGATAGTCTTATAGAAAGCTTACGAGAACAAAATAGAGGTTTACAAATTATTTTAGATAGCAAAAAAAATGTTCCTGAAGATTTTGAGAAGGAAAAGAAAGTTTATCAGTTTAGAATAGATACACTTGAAAAACAAAATAAAAAATTGAGGGATGATATGGCAGATGCTTTTAAACATTCACTTAATGAAGGAGAGAGAGTAGACTATCTAGAAAAGGTGAATAACCAACATAGATTTGTTTTTAGCGAGATACCCAACAATGATTTTGGTAGGGATTTTGTCAACAGAATGAAATACTATTTGAACTCTAAAAGATATAGATTACGAAAACGGGGTCAATATCTTGATGACAAGACAAAAGAAACAGAGGGGTGGAAACCTTATTCAGATGGACAGCCACTTAACAAATCAAAATGTATTCGTGTTTACATAGACTGTGTAGCTAACGATACGCCTGAAGGTTTTAACTTACAAGAAGTTAGTCTTATTGTAGATGGATTAAAACAGTTAGAATTTAATAGTGGTGTAAATGGTATTTGTGAACGAACTTTGTCACTTATAAAATATTTTGAAGAAATGAAAACACACATAGAAGAATGTCAATCTAACATGGGGGAAACAAATAATGTCACATGATGGAAACAGTAGAGTTTACGACCAGTTGTATGACGAAATTCACAACATGACTATTGGGGATTTGTCTGATTGGATAGATAAGAATGTTACAAATGAAACAGATAAAAAACACACAGAAGAAACGTTATCTGAACTGATTAAACTTTTTTGTTTAACAGAATTTGACAAACGTTCTGAATGATGATAACTGTTTATTTGTCTTAAATTTTTAAAAGGGGAAAATATGAGTGGACATAGCTTTAGTGCAGACTGCCCAAATTGTGATGGGTCAATGAGTGCATACTCTGATTACAAACCATTTCAATACGAGAGTGGCGAATGTTATGATTGTGGGTTTCATTACTTCACAGTAGCAAAACAAATGGATTTAAAATCTCTTAATCTATGTAGAGCAGATGAAGAACTACAAGGGGAGAAACTAGAACCATTAAAGAAACTGCCAAAGATACAAGACTATCTTAAACCATACATTAGAGGAGGTTAATAATGAAACTGTATAATGTATATTATATTGAGCAAGACCAAAGTAACTTGTTTGGACACAGAAGATACCAAGTAACTACAGACGATTTTAATGAATGGTTGAAAAAACACAATGCTCAAAGAATTGCGGAAGGCAACGAACCAGAAAAGGCAGATGACTTTCAAGTAGACTTAACTAGTTTATCTATATACAGTAAGGAGAATACGGATGACTAAAACAGATAGAGTAAGAGTTTATTACAATATACATAAGAAATGCTTTTCTGTTCAAGATTACAAAACTGGATTAGTAAAAAGACACGCTAGAAATATATCCTTGACTAATGCTATGTTTGTTGTTCGTAAGAGTGGTAACGAACGAGTTAAGAGTGAAGGCAAAAAGAATGTTCATGCTTTTGTCAATGGAATTGTTGTCAATAGGTATGCCAAAATTGATAATGAATTTTGCTTTCCAGTTCGTTACAATCCATACACAATGGATTACTTTCACTATCAAAGGGATGTCAACAACAAATTAGTTTGGTTACCAGTTGATAAGCATTGGATAGGAAATGTCACTTTGACTATTATTAATGTCAAGCCAATTATCTATGCAGATATTGACAAACTAAGCGACACTAAGAATGACAAATCGGACGACACTAAAAGTAGTAAGGAATTTGGGGTTACGGATTTGTTAAATTCCCAGTTTTTAAAATCATCAAAAATTGGCGGTGAATTTTTAAGAAGAAAAATAAAAATTCTTGAAAATAAAAATAAAATAAAAAAAGAAAACTATTGTAATCTAAACAGAATAAGTTTATAAATGAATTTCATTTTAATTATTTTATAGAAAGGGTTTTAAAATGAACTATATAAATCAAAACTTTACTAAAGAAGTAAATACTCATAAAGATTATACAGATGTTAGTTTTTATGAAGATAATTCCAAGATAACTAAAGTTAATCTTACCGCAGAAATACCAGTTAACACTAATATTAAATGCGTGGATGGTTTAAACCATACTCAAGAATATTTGGAAACTAAAAATCTTAAGGGATATTTTGGTTTATACAATGCTAGTTTGGATAGGTTACTGATTACTCGACCAGTAAGTGAAACTTATAGATTAATTCCGCATCACGAATTATTTGGTGAACAAGCTAAGATACTAAGTCAATCTGATTTGCCTTTAGATAATATAACAGTAGTTGACCAGTTATATAAAGACGGGTTACAAGCTCATAGAATTATTTATTTTCATGACCTTGAAAAATCAGTTGGAGAAAAACAAGATAAAGTTTTATGCAGAATTGATATATTTAATTCTTGTGATATGTCTTGGAGCTTCCAAGTTTTTTCTGGTGCGTATCGTAATTTATGTAGGAATACAATGGTATTTGGCGGACAAAAATCTTACCATCAAATAGCAAAACATACTCGTAACTTATCGACTACCGCTTTAATGACTAAGGCAAGTATTGGTTTGGAACATTGGACTAGCCAATCAGAACAGATGGATAACTGGGTTAATTCTAAAATGGATATTGAACAGTTTGGAAATGTCCTTAAAGAAACCATTTGTAAAAAGAAAGGTAAATCTGCAGAGTTAAATCTAACAAACCCAGTTAATGAAACTAAGCTTAATTATTTACTGGATAGATTTCAAAAAGAACAAGTTGAACTTGGGGAAACTCTTTGGGCGGGTTACAATGCTTTGACACATTGGGCAACCCATACTGATGAAACTATTGAAAAAGAAATTGACAATAAGCTTGTTAAAATTCGTTCGGGGAAATCAACCGCAGATAAACCAAGTGTTCAGCGAACTCGAAATGATGAAGTAAGAACTGTTATTGAATGTGACAGTTGGAAAACATTGGAAGTAGCTTAACATGAATGACGGTTTAGAATTAGCTTACGTTATATACAGAACAGTTGTTGTTATACTGTTCTGTCTAATTATTTATGCAATCATACAATGGTAATGAAAGGGGAAAACATGAAAGCTATAAACATAGATACTACTATTGACGCATTGGAAACTGTCAGCAACAATGCAAGACAAAAACACAACACCAGTCGTTCAGCAATTCGCATACATGAACTGACGGTGAACTTGTCAAAAGCTTGGCGGAAATATAAAGTCAATAGTCAAATGTTCGCACACAAAGAACTTGTTTTATTTGTCATAAAAAATTCAAGTAATGGTTTAAAATTTAATTCTATTGTTCGGCGGTCTGGATTACCAGTCGCAGAAGTAAAATATATTTTAACCGATTTAAACGAACTTAATATTATTTCTTCAATTCGAAATAAATACGAATTAAAAAATGGTATAAAAATAATATCTTGACATCTAAAAAAATATGTAATCTAATTGGGTTAGGTTAGAAATTAATCTAACCCTTTTTTTTTAAAAGTAACATTAGAAAGGTATTTTAAAAATGGAAATTAAAAAACAAGTATATACTCGAAAGTATAATAAAGACACCCAAACATTTGAAACTATTGGCGGTCAATTAATCGAGATGCAATTCACAGTATTTGAGAATTTTACAATCTGTAAATTGCGTATTTTTGATGAGAATAATAACGTCATTTTAACACTTGAATTAAATACGACACCTGACCAAGTTATAACTTGTTTGCCAACAAGGTTAGCAACAACTATATCTAAAACCAGAAGAAAGCATTTTAAACACGCTGAAGAGATGGGAAGGTTTCATTTCTATACTTCGACTAAGTGGGGAACACCTGATAGAAAGCTCTGGGATAATGGTGAGATTAACAAGTTTAAAAAAGACTTGGATAATAAACAGATTGACCTTGAAGAGTTAATAGCAGAAAAAAAGGCGGGTTAATATGTTTGCATTAAAGAAAGTAGAAAACTTTAAAAATTGGAAGGGTCGAGCAATTCCAAACCAATTTATTATATCAGAGAGAGAAGGGAATATAACCCGCCAGACTTTTCAAAGCTATGAAACTATTATAGCGGTTAAAGTTCAAAATGATGAAATGGACGCAACATATTTAGATTGTAATTGTTGGGATTATTCTTCAACTACTAGCCGTTATAGAAATCAGTTTTTAGGCGAGAACAGAAAAGAAACTGAAAGAAAAATAAAATCTGGCGAATATAAAATATGTGATTTAAATAAATAAATAAAGCTTTCCTCCGAAAGAAACCCGCTTAGCTTCATAGTTAGGCGGGTTTTTTTATGCCAACAAGCCAAAATAATATATAACTTGTTATTATCATTGGTTTTATTGTTTGGTCGTCTGGTGGGATTTAAACGCAACATGAACATCAAATATCAATATGGCGGGTTAACTTGTATGATTAACTAAATGACAAATGACAAATGACATACACGGGCGTGTGTGAGATGCGTTAATAGTTTAATTGATTGGTTTTATTGGCGGGTTG